TTCGCCAATACGCGCGGATGGTGAACTCCGCGACCGTGGACGAGTCTCCAAGCGTGGTGAAGTCCTCGCGGTGCTGCGACAGCCAGAACGCCACCATCGGCGTCGTCGGTACTGACAACGGCTCGCCAATGTATGTCATCGTGAACGCTGGCGCCGTGACCGTGCCGAGCGCGGTCTCGATTGCGGTGATGACACCTGCGCGGCTCACGATAGCGCCCTCACGAGAGCTCGCCCCATGATGTGATTGATGCGCCGGCGGTTAGCCTGCCACTTGCGCCACGACGTCTCGAACATGTGGTAGCCGGGGAACCGCGTCTGGACCCCGCGGCGCTTACCAGTTTCCACCCAGTAGGCATACTCGACCGGCTCGCCGGTGAGCGCCCCTGATTTGACCTCGAAACCGAAGTCTGAGAACTGGCGAGCGCCGATGCTGCCGCGCAGCCTGCCGGTAAGCCAACCGTGACCAGGTTCTAGCTGATCATGCACGTCACCAACAATCTCGACCGCCACATCGAACACGCCAGCCCTAATCGGATTATCAAGTAGCCTTGTGTCGCCCTTGATGATCGGCTCGATCAGATTCCCTTTTGCATCAATTTTGAACCCGTAAGAGATCATCAGAACACCAGCCCACCGGCGTGCCGCCATGTCTGGTAGTGATTGAGCATTGACAGCGAATCGGCAATCTCGCGTGCGCCCTTGCTGGTCACGCTCTGCTCGGTTGTGCCGATGCTTTCCACGATGCCCATGTCGCGCTCGCGGTAATGAACGCGCGCGATTTCCATGCACGCGACGCGCACATCGTTTGGATATTCGATGTGGTAGATGGTGGTCGCCGTAAGATGCGTCGCAGCAGTAGTGCCGTTCACGCCACGGATGACGGTCAGTGTCTTGTTGTTCGGCGTGAGTGCCGTGATATACATCTGCTCATCGTCGACCTTGATGGTCACGCCGACCGCGAGCGTCCCCGCGATTGAGACCACCACGCTCGTCGCCGTCGTCGAGTTGATGGCGCCGTCGAGCGTGCCGTTGCTGTGCGACAAATCCTCCCAGCCCCACGTCCCGGCGATCGAGAGCACCTGCTGACCTGAGCCAAGCGCCTTAGTCGTGTTCTCGGTGAGCTTCAGACGGTACTTCGGGATATTGTTGTACGGCTCAAGGATGTAGTCGTTCGCTAGGCCAGCGGTGAGCGTCTGGCTCGTCGTGCGCGCCGAGTCAGCGTACGCCGTGACCGTCGTTGCAGAAATGAGCCATCGGTCGAGCGGGACAACCGACGTTCGGTATTCTGACGTTGCGATGCCGACAGCGCGCTCGTATGAGCGCGGGTCATAGCGCAAATCGCCGGAGCCGAGGTCGTATAGCCTCGTCTCGACGGTCGGCCCAAATGTGCCGTCGGAACCCACGTAGTCGTCAATCATGCGCGAGGCGTGTTCAAGCAGGTTAAGCAGCGTCGCCTCGTCCGCCGACCAGCCGGACGAGTAGTTAGAACCGGCCAGATACGCGCGGAACTGGTCTAGGTCTGCGTAGCTGTGATAGACGTGGAACGCGCTCACTTCGTCACCTCAGCTGTCAGCATTTTGTCCTCGTCCCTCACGTTTCTGATTGCCCACGGCTTACGCCGGTGCGGCGCTGCTGGCCGGAGTCGAAGGCAGACCCCGGCCAGCAGGTCGCGGAGGCGGAGCGGGGAGGGGTCGCTCACGCCCGGCATTAGAATCGGCGTCCTCGCCGCTTAGGAGCCGATTCTGCGCCCTCATCAGGCGCATCGGCAGTCTCGGCCGGCTTGTCATACTCCGACGCCATAATCGGAGCCTGAGAGCCGCCAGAAATAGCCTTGAAATAACCGGCGTACCGCTGCACCACATCAGCGGCCAGCTCGTACTCGAGGCCGGCCTGGTAGCTGTTGTCAGCGATGCGCCGAGAGATGGTGCAGAGGTACTTCGGCATTAGACGCGCATGTCTCCGTGCAAAATGACCATCGCCGAGCTCACGTCCGTAGCCTCGACAGCGGTCAGCACAACCTTCACAAACGGCTTGCCATCCGGGAAGTCAAAGTCGACGTACTGCACGGTGTTGTCGTCCGACGGACCAAAGCCGGCAACAGCCGCGCCGCTAATGTCGGCATACGAGCCGCCAGACGTGGCGGACGCCTGCACCTTAGCCGTGATGGCGCCGGTGCTAGCGGTGACGTTGCCAGCGTACACAACCAGCGTGCCGCTCTTGTAGTTGGTGCCGTCAATGGCGTTGGACAGCCCGCCAGCCGGGTTGACCGTACCAGCGCGCGCAGCAGCCAGAGGCGGGATGGCAGCAAACGGGGTCGCCCCAACGCTGCCCTGCCGGAACATCGGCATCTCAAACTCCTGTCTGAGCGCCGATCGGCTGTGTTACCAGCCGACCGGCGCGCTGTTAGTTACGCCTTGACCTTGAAAATGCGGAATGCGTCCGCCAAGCCGACGCGACCGTCACCACGCTTTCGCATGAAGAAGCCGACCTGGTCGTTGGCACGGTAAACCGAGTCATCACGGGTGAGGCTCATGCCCACGCGGTCGATCAGGTAGTAGTTGCGCCAGTCGCCGATGCAGCCGAGCTCCTCGCTCGCGCCAATCGCCGCGCCGTTGTCCCAACCAGTGCCGTCAAACGCGACAACCGGCTTGCCCGCGATCGGGCCTTCCGGGTTCTCGCGCAGCGACGAGAGCAGGTGGACACCAGCCGCCGTCGTGCCAACGCCGGCCAGGTAGCCGAGGAAGCTCGACGAGGTCGAGATTGCAGCGTTGGTGCGGAACTGCGCCGGCAGGTCGAAGTACCACGCCAGGAAGTCCGCAACGGTCACGGCGTTGTTCGCCGCGGTATCCGGGCCATCAGTCGCCGAGGTGCGGATGCCCTCAGGCTCGGTCGTGCCGTCGCCCTCGATGATCTGCTGGTCCTCGTAGCGGCCAGCAGCCTCGGATGCGATCTGCGCAAGCAGAGCCGGAAGGTTGGCCTGCGCGTCCTCGAGCAGTTCGGCGGAAACCTTCACGGTGCCGCCGCTCTTGCGAACGGTGAACGAGACCTGGCCAACGGTCGGCGTGTTGTCGCCGTACGCTGCCTCCTCGGCAATCGCCGCCCACGTCATCGAGCCAAAGGTCGGGAAGTAGCCGTCCTTCAGGCCAGTCGTGACGACGGTGCAGTACGGGCGGTGCAGACCACCAGGAACGCCGGGGTTGTGGATGACGTTCGCGCGGTAGTCCTCCGGCACGAAGTAGCCGCCCTCATTATCGGTGTTCTCCTGCATGGCCTTGACCTGGGCAGCGGTCGCCGTGCGCCAGAAGTTGCTCGCGTTGACCGAGCGGTCGGAGAACCAGCTCTTGAACGTCTCGGCGTAGAACTCCGCCTCACCCTTGAGGTTGGCGCCCATCTTTTCGCGAACCCACGTCGGCTGAATCGCCGGCGACAGGCCCTTGATGTAGCCGGACGGGACGTAGTTGGCATCCGTGTGCGAGCGGAACGTGCCGTCGGCGCGCTTGATGTTCAGCGCGTCCATCTCACGCTCGGCGGTGACAACCGGAACGTCGTTCGTCGGGCGGTTGAACTCACCCTTGAGGAACTTCAGCTGGTCGACCGCGTCCTGCGCAGCATTCGCCTCAGCGGCGAGCTCCTGCGCGTCCTCGATCATCTTGCGGCCCTTGCTGATCTCGCCAGCCTGAATCGCCGCCTCGGCCTGAGCCAGCAGGCCCTCGGCCTTCTCGCGCATCTTCTCAACCTGAGAAGCCATGTTCGTAACCCTTCGTCTATTCGTTTATTCGTTGCTGTTTGCGTCTGCGAGCAGCAGACGTGCGATCTGGATGCGAGCCAAAGCCAGCTCTGCGGCAGTATCCGAGGCGCTCAGCGTGTCGGAGACCGTGGCAGACCGGAGCTCAGGCGGCTCACTACCAGCGTCCCGGAGATGAGACGCAAGGTGCTCGTACACACCATCGATGTCCGCGTCCGGGATAGTCGTGCCGCCACGCGCACCGTTCAGGACTGCAATCCCGGTGATGCACGCGCGGACGTTGGCAGCGCCGACGTTGCCGTCGGCGGAGACCTCGTGGTGAATGAATCGGTACGAACCCTTCAGGTCAGGGTCAGCACCATCGTCGACATACGCGAATGCGTCCTCGTATGCCATTCCATCGCCGAGCGGGAGCCGCGCCTCAGCGGACGGCCCATCCCACGGCGAGTCATCGGTCGGCGTCTCGTGAGGCGGGAGCGCCTCCTTGCGCGCCAGCGTCGCAGCCTTCGCCGCGATGGTCGCCGTACCAGGCGACGCGCCGCGCAGCACGCTCGAGACCTCGACCCAATCGAGATTGGTAATCCGGCGCACGGTCTGGCCTGCCTCGCGGACAACCTTGACTGCGCCAGACGGGATGTTAAAGCCGACCGACCACTCGCGGACGAACCCGCCTTTGATGTTCGAGAATGCGTCTCGGCCGGCCTGCGTGTCAAGGTTGAACTGGATGCGCGTCCAGAGTTTCGCGGTGCCGTCGCCAATCTCAACCGGACGCGCGGCGATTACTTTGCCCACAACCTGTTTTGGGTCGTGCCCAACCAGCGCCGGAATCGGTAGATTTGCGTAGATGCTTTCGTCGAATGCGTACGGCTCAATAATGTCGCCGTCGAGGTCGATGGCGCCCATCGTGTTCGTGAACGCTTCGACGATGCCCTGCGACTCGTCAACGACCTTTACGTCTGAAAGCTGCGCGTTCTTGCGTTCCATCGTTTAGGCTCCAGCCGTCAGCGGCAGATTCATTTCCTCAGCCTGCGTGAGCGAGATCGGCGTCCAGGTCAGCCGACAATTTGGGTGCGAGTAGACCGACGAGGCATCGTCGGCGGTGTAGACCTGTCGGTGCCGCTGGATGCACGTCCGCCCGTCCGTGCCAATGTACGTGTCGCCCGGGTCGCCATCTGGGTCGTATGCGCGCATGTACCGGAGCCCCTGCTGCCGGTAGTAGCCGACAGCGGTCGCGTTCTGCGCCCGCATGACCTCGGTGCGCGCAATCGTGCGCGCTCGGTTGCGGTAGGTCTCCTCGACGAGACTATTGAT